AGCATATCTAACTCTTAATGTGTGAATTTGTCCTACAGGACCTTGCATCGGCTGTACGCCAACGATTTCGTTAGCAATGACAGTTGGCATCACACGTCTGATTACCGGTAAAATTACTCTGTTTAAAGTAGCAACGTTACCAGAAGCAGTAGCACCAGCAGTCGCCGCCTCTTTCAAGTAGTTACGGGTGTTTTCTAAAACAACGCTCATAGTGGTTTTGGAAGAACCTTCTAAACCTTCCATAAGAGCACTTTTAGTTTCGTCCCACTTGTTTTCAATTAATGTATCTGACATTTTAAGTGTCTCCCTTATTACATTCCTGCCAACTTACGAAGATCCATAACAGATTCGTCGTTTTGTTGACTATTTTGTTGTTTATTTCCAGTTACTTCCTTACGAGCCTCTGTAATTACTTTTTTACTAGGTGCTTCGTCTTTCAGAACTGCTGGCAAATATTTGTCATAAGCAGATTTTAATTTATCTGTTACAACATTTTCGAGTAAACTATTCATGACGTCCGCTTGTTTATTAGACAATGGTTTCATCATTTCATTGAGTTTTTCTTTTCTTTCGATGCTCTCGTTAACTTGCTTCAACTTTGCCTGTTGAGCCTTAACTTCAGTCTCGGATGCTTCTAATTTCTCAGAAGCCTCTTTCAATTGCTTGTCTTTACCAGCAATCACGTCTTCTAACGACTTCATCTCTTTATTTTCATTTAGATATGAAGAACCGTATTCCGCCGCGAACGCTTCAAACAATTTACGACCAAAATTATTCTCGCGAGCCTGTTGTATGTCTTCTTTGAGTTGAGTTAATTCATCTCTTAACGAAGTAGTAACTGCTTCCTTAACAAGTCCGCTTGATTTTTCAATGAAGTTTTTCTTCAATGTATCAAGTTGATCTTTCGCTTGAGCAACAAGTTTGACTTTAGTTTCCACGACGTCTTTTTTGTCTTTGTGGAACTCGCCAATCTCGCCTGCTAATTGTTCGATCACAAACTTCTCAAGTTTTTCCATTTTAGCAGATTGTCCCTTACGGTCGCTTCTTAATTCTTGGATTTCTTCTGCTAATTTCTTAACTAAGAAACCGTTGAATTTTTCAGCCGCTTCTGACATTTTAGTATTAAACTTAACTCTGTCATCAGCAAGTTGTTTTTTCTCAGCAACCACTTGTTCTAATTCTGCTGTAAGGTTTTCAGTTACCATTTTGTCGAGTGCCTCAACCATCGTTTGTTTGTCATGCTCATAACGACCAGCAAACTCCTCACGAAGTTCAGCACGAACTTCTTCACGAACTTCATTTAACTTGGCATCCCAAGCCTCTTGAATCTCGTTACGAGTTTGTTCGTTTACTAAATCACTATCAAGCAATGGTTTGATGACTTCTAACATTTTGGTCAACTCCTAACTTTTAGTTCTTGAATGAGTCTTAAGACTTCATCCTTTAAATAACCCTGTACCTTAGCATCATGCTGAGCCTCTCTTGCTATTTCTAAAACCTTATGACCATGTTTCATGTTCAATAAGCCTTCATAAATCGCTTTTGGATAGGCGTTAGGTGCAGAGGGTTGTGCTACTACATCTATAGTAACTATCTCGAATTCGCTCACCTCACCGGTGGCTTCATTGACGTTGCCGCTTCCGCGACTACTTACCCCTAACTTGACACCAGCGTCAAGCATAGTTCTCACTAGGCCTCCCATTGGTGTGGGTAAAATCTTTAATTTACCAAACCCGTTTGGACCATCCATCCACATACTTTCAACCATATGACATACTCTGTCTAAGTTTACTTGTAGGCCTTCTGGATGATCTACTTCACCCAGAACAGATGTTCCTGTACCGATTTGGTCATTTAATGTCTTCACAGCGTTTGTAATTTCAGTAACAGGATATACACGCTGGTTGGCGTTTTTAACACCTCCCTGAATACAAATGCCTTTCATGTATAGATCTTTACCGTCGTTAGCACTTTCAGTTACTAATTGTGCTTGGTCGAAAGTCAAGTTCTCTTGTAGTAAAGGCCTCATAACTGTTATATCCTTATTTCTTTGCTACAGGTGAAGTTTTATTATCAGAATGATCACCGTGATCTGCCTTTGGAGCAGGTTTCATATCAGGTTTTGTTGTGCCACCCATGTCTTGTGCCTTAGGTGCTGGTCTACCGCTTTCGTCAGCAGTTCCAGTTTTAATACCACCTTTACCTGAAGATGCTACTGGTGATTTAGAAGCGTCTGAAGTTGTTACAGGAGCAGGTGCTTTTTCTTTGTATTCAACAACCTTCTCTGCTTCATCTTCTTTTACTTCTTCGTCTGCTTTTTCTTCTACTGTTTCTTCTGAAGTTTCTTCAACGCCTTCAACTGGTAATTCTGCTGTTTCTTCTGCTGGCATTTCCATTTCGCCTTCAGGAGCATCTGCTTCTTTACCTGTCATTTGTTCAAATTCACTTCTTAGATCGTCGATAGCACTTTGTAGATCAATAAGTTCGTCTTCCATGCGTTCAGCATCG